TGCACAATGTGTTGTTTGACTGGGGTATGGGTCTCTGGATGCCAAACACTCGTTCACTTGGACGCTTACGAATTGCGACCAACTAAGGAGATAAACAATGAGAGACGCTAAACTTACATTTTCCGTTCCAGTTCAAACAGCAGGTGCTGGTGTAATGGCCGTTGCTACAGCTTCCAGTAATGGTGCCGTAGCTGCAACTATGACCGCAGCAACAACTGGTTCTCCTGCAATTACATCAAATGACCTTAACTACGGTGGTTTATTAACCAACGGCGTATCTGGTGCAGTGATGGATAACAATCAGGATGGATCTGTTACAGCTGCAGATTACGTTCGTGGTCAGATTCTTAATCCGTTATATTTACGTGTTGGCTTAAACCACACAGGTGTAACGGCAGCTGATACGTTTACAGTTGCATTGCATGGATCGGACACTGCTGGCTTTACGCCAAGTACTACAACTGTTTTGGCATCTACTGTATATACAGCTGCTGCTGCAACAGGTGCTGGCATTGTCATTGTGCCATTGCAGTCCTACGCAAAGTTTGTAAAGATGGTAATTACAGCAACAACAAACCGATCTGGAGCTGCTGTAAACATTACTCAGATGCATTTGCAGACCGGACGCGAAGGTAATCTCTAATTATGAATCTAGGCCAAATTAAACGAAATGTAAGGATGCTAGGTAGAAATTACTTTGGCACTGACGCAGATCGTGATCCATTTGGTCTAGATTACTTAATTATTGAACAGGCCAACCAGATAGCTAGGCAAACTGACTGTCTGGTTGGTCGTCGTTACTTGGACTTAACCGTTTCTGTAAATGATTATTGTGCTCCAGATATTTACCGAATTAAAGTTATAAAAATTTTAGACACTAACAGTGAATATCAAAAAGTTCGCGTATTTGATTATCAGGATCAATATGTTGATATATGGCGAAACAAGCCAGCAGATTTACGTCCAGAAATAGTTGTGTTGCGTGGAATGAACAATATAAGTGTTTATCCAGCAACTAATGCAACTATCAATAATGGATTACTTTTAGAGGGTTATGCACAGCCCGGAGATAATTGGGCGTACGACAGCGCTGGTAACGCACTGCCAAACACAGACGCTACAGATTGCCCTTTACCAGAAGTTGCTCACGATTGTCTTGTTTATGCTGTGTTACAAGCTCGTGCAATGCAAATGAATGATATGAACGCATATCAAATATTTAAAGCAGAATATTTAGATAGATTATCAATGGTTGATAATTTTGCTAGTGCGTATGGACGAAGGGCAAAGTAATGGCTAAAAATTTTGCTGCTTTAAAAAATGAAGTAATAAGATTATTAAATGAAACAGCCGATACTGTTGTAGCAGAAATACCAGACGGAGTCGGTGGAACAACATCTACAAATAGTGCTGGTATTTTTCAGTACCTTAATGACGCAGCTTACGACATGTGTCGCACATGTGTTTATTTACCTACAACATTAACTGTGTCTACTCACACTGGGCGAACCTATGACTTTAGTAATTCAACACTAGTAGCGCCAATAACTTTACATATTGGCACATCTGCAATTCTGCATTGCGGAGAAAATGAGTTACGTTCTTATGATTTGGCGTATACATATACGTCTGGAACACCTACTCATTGGTATGAGGCTGGATATAACAATATTGGTTTCTACCCGGTTCCATCAACTAATACAGCATTTACCGTTCGTGGTGCAGGATTGCCTAGTCCACTGACAAGTGTGTCTGCAACAGTCACGTTGACTAATGCGACTATTAGCGGAGCAAATACATTTACTGCTGGCCAAGAAATAATTTTTGATAGCTCTACTGTCACAAATATAACCGCTGGCGCGACTTATTATGTGTTAGCAACATCTCTCAGTTCTTCACAATTTCAAATTTCAAACACTGTAGGAGGTACTGCCATAACTCCAACGGGAGGTACAGGTGGTACGTTTACAGTTTATGGTGGAACGTACTCATTTATTAGTGATGATCTTTTAATGCAAGCGTTACCAGCGTATGCAGCACGAAAAATTGCATTAAAAAATTACGACGATCCGTCAATAGTTGGCCGTGCATTTTGGGGTGATTGGTACGATCAAATCCGCATGCAATTATGGACTAGATTGGATGCGTCATATAAATCGCCAAATGGTATTTTTAGTATTCCTCCTGTTATAAGCGCTGGTGGTAAGTAATGAATGTTGCATGGGGTCGATTAATCCTCATTGCATTAGGCGCTTTTACTGCAAGTGCTGCTCCAGAATTTGACGCAGCGTGGAAAGCGCAACATGTAGTTGACTCAGCATCATTTGGGACAGTAACTCGTGCGTTATTACTATCAAGCATTGAGGGTATTCGTGCTGGTATTCCAGCAACGGCTACAGCCCTCATTGCTTTTTTTATGAGACAAGATAGTACGCTTCCTGTTTTTTCGTTAAAATTACCAGAGGTGACTAAGGTGAGTGAAGCAACGAGGGATCCAAATGAATAAAGTAGGTTTATCCGTGGACGATATTCAACAAATTGTAGCTGGCTTTTTTGGGAGTATTGTTGGTGTGAGCAAACAGTCCCACCAAAATTTTGGCGCATTAGTATTATCAGTAATTAGTGGTACTGCTAGTGCTACATATTTAACGCCTATAATTGCTGCACCGTTAAACATTAAAGACCCTAAGTATATGCTGGGGCTTTCATTCTTTATGGGTACTTTAGGTTTACGTGGAGTTGAAGCTGTGGCTTCAAAATTAAACTTATATGCAATAAAGGATAAATCAAGTGGATCTCAAAGTTCTGATTAATGTTATTGCTCATTCGGTTATAACTTTAACTACAACTGGATTTATGGCTTTATTGCGCCATGAAAAAAGTCCTATTGAGCACATGCCATTTATCATTAAAACATGGATACGACTATCTTTGTGTTTGATTGCGTCTGGATCGTTATTGAGTGCATTGAGACTATCGCATGCGGAAATAAGTGAATTGTATGTACACATTGGCCTTGCTGGTTTATTTTCATGGGCGTTGTTTTGGCATAAGAAACGCTGGTCAATGTAAATGGCACTAACAGAAGTCGATTTTTTATATCCTCGCATTATCATGCCACAAGGTGGCTTAATAACTGCTGCAGCTAACATTGCTATTAATGGAACAAGTGATGCGCAGGTGTGGATATGTCAGGCAGAAGAAAGTATTACAATTACTGCCGTTGGATTTCATGTTACAACAAGAACAGGATCACCGGGAAATACAGCAACAGGTTTAAGAGTCGGGATAACGTATATTGACGCTACAACAGGTTTTCCAACAACATCACCAACGCCTACATGGGCTGATGCAACGTTTAGTGGAGCTGCTGGAACTGCATATCAAGATTTTAATGCAACAACAGGTATTACAACTAACCAAAATTTAATTGCTACCTTAACAACAGCAGTTACTATTTCCAGAGGAACTGTATTTGGTATATGTGCAGATCCATTAGCTGGTACATGGGATACAAGTAATTTTATAAACATCCGTACAGGATTTACAACGACGTATCCATCATATAATTTTCCTTACTGTGGCGGTATTACGTCGGCTTCTTATGCTGACAATACTGTTGACTGCCCAACGTTTTTATATAGATCATCTACTAAAACATATGGGCAACCGTATGAAACGGTTACGTCACTTAATAACAATAGTGGCTCTACTCCAGATGAATACGGCATGTATTTTAGAATGCCTACCGGTACATGTAGCACATATCAAATATCTGGTGTGCGATTAGGTTGCCTTGTTGCTGCAAACTTTGACGTGTTATTGTATGACACTAACGGAACTACAGTATTAGCGTCAGTCACTGCTGACGTTGACCAACAGAATCAAGCAACTCATGGTGCGTATAATTATTTGTTTACAGGAGCAACGCTTCCTACCTTGACGGCTGGTTCGTATTATAGGTTAGTTGTACGTCCGTCTACAACGACAGCCATGGGAAACGTTCAATATTTTACATTTAGGGCTGATGCGGACAAAACTGCAATTTTGGGTAATGCTGCAGATGTTCAATATACGTCTAGAACTAATGCTGGCGCATGGACTGAAACCACCAACCAATTATTTGCAATGCAAGCAATTGTTGTCGCTTTAGATGCTGGTACATCAACTGGAGGTATGAAAGTACATCCCGGATTAAGTGGAGGGATAAATGGCTAAGCATTTTGTACAGGCTAACAATACGTCAAGATCCGAATATATATTTATACAGGATTCATCAAGTACAACTGGAGCTGGTCTTGCTAACCTATTGTTTAACTCTGCTGGATTAACTGCTGATTATTGTGTTGAGCGTGGCGCTCGTACAAACATTACATTAGTCACTTTGGCGTCTGCCACGGCCGCATATTCATCCGGTGGATTTGTAGCTGTAGATAATACAAATATGCCGGGCATCTATAGATTTGACGTACCAAATGGATTATTTTCTGTTGCAGGTACTGATAAAGCTATTTTAATTTTAAAAGGAGCTACAAACATGGCTCCAGTTGTATTGGAATACCAGATAGTTCAATTCAATCCAGATGATTCTGTGCGTATGGGTATGACTGCTTTACCAAACGCAACTGCAGGAGCATCAGGTGGTGTTCCACTATCGGTTAATGCTTCTGGCGCTGTGAACGTATTGCAGATTAACGGTACAGCACAAACTGCTCGTGATATTGGTGCTTCAGTACTTGTTGGTGACAAGACTGGATTTTCTCTTGCTACGTCACAGACATTTAGTACAACTGGAAGTGTAGGATCAGTTACAGGAGCTGTCAATTCAGTGACTACTGGTGTAACTGTTACAACAAATAATGACAAGACTGGATACTCATTGACTACGGCGCCTTTAACTGCTGGCCAAACTGCGTCTGCTGTCTGGGATGCATTGCTTAGTTCTTATACTGTTGCAAACAGTTTTGGTCAGAGATTATTGCGGTCAACTACATCACAGTCTACATGTGCCGTTACGGGTTCAAATCACATTGCTGCTGATGTACACGCATTTCAGAATGATGTATTAACTGCTGCTGCAACGGATGCCACATATGTTGCAGAACTTACTGGTGGCGCAACACCACCAACCGCAGTACAAATTGCGGATGCTGTTTTAAGTCGCAACTTAGATAGTAGTGGCAGCGGGACTGACACAACAGACGAAAGAACGGTTCGGTCCGCATTACGCGCAATGCGAAACAAAGTTAGTGTCGGATCTGGCACAATGACTGTTTATAAAGAGGATGATGCGACTACTGCATGGACAGGTACATTATCAAATACTGCAGACGTTACAGTTAATCCGACAGGTGGCAGTTAATGAATATGATGGTTACGTTTGAACACATTGCATCTCCTGTCCCTGATTGGTTGATAAAAGGGACAATACAGGATGACGCAGGAAATGTTGTACATGATTTTGGCGTAGATGGTTTATCTGTTAATCAGTGGTGGAATAGTCAATCAGAAGAATTTCAGCGCGAATACGTATTACTATTTTCTGCTGTTATCGGTAAACAAATTGTAGGTAATGATTAGTGGCTACATATTACGTTAGTACGACAGGATCTAATGCTAATGCAGGGACGTCTACAACTGCTCCGTGGCTTACTATTGCGTACGCGTTAGGTGCAACATCTGGTTTTGCTAGTGGTGACACGTTATGGATAGCAGCTGGTGTTTATCGTGAAACTGTAACAGTAGCAATGACAAATCCTACTGCCAATACGTACATCAAAGGTGATTTTGATGGGGCTATATTTGGTACAGCAGGTGAAGTTAGGATAACTGGATTTACATCAGGTGATGATTCAGCACCGTCAGCATCCGACACACTCAACACATCGTCTCGCAATTATTTAAATTTTTATGGCATACGATTTGAAAGTGGTTCTGGATATGCTTTGCGTGTAGCCACATCACGCTTCAACGTT